TAATATATAAAAATATTTAACTAAACTTTCTTTTTTTTCTATTTTCTTTTCTTTTAATATTTTTGAAGTAGAAACTAACTGCTTATTATGCTTTATTTGTTGTTTTAAAGCGTTTTTAGACACTTTCTTTTGATTTGTATGTAAACTATTGTCTTTTGTTTTTTTATGTCTTATTTTAACGTTTTTATAAGTTTTACCATTTACAACTATTTCTTTGTTGTTATCTATTGGTTCAATTATAAATTCATCTTCAGTTTTATCTATTTTACTATTGTTGCTTATTTCTGTATTTTCATTTGTTTTAACTTCTGTTTTTACATCAACAACTGAAACACTATCTTTTTTTTCTTCTATTTGTGTTTTACTTACTTTTCTTGAACCACAAGATATAAATATTAAACTAACTAAAATAAATATTTGCTTCTTCATTTCTTCTATTTGTTAAACCATTAATAACTACTTTATTTGCTTTATTCCATCTTAAAAATTCTGCTTTTATAGACAAATCATTTGGGTTTTTATTTATTTTTTTTAGCAATGTACTTGAACTAAAATTACCAGTTCCAACATTATAAGCAAAACTAACTAATGAATTAAACTGATTTTGATTTATATTCGATGTTACTAATGTATCTACTCTTTTTGCAAACCTATCAGCTACTTCTTTAAATATTTCAAAAGCATATTCTTTTGTTATTTCTTTGTCTAATAAAGTTACTCGTTTACCATCTGGATAGTAAGTATTTCCATAACCTATTGTCGGAATTTTTGCTGAACATAAATATGGTTTTAATTTTAAACCCTCAAATTTAGTTATTAAATTATATCCGTTTTTATCTAATTTCATTTGTTTGATTTTTTATAACTTTCAAATTGTTTTTTTAATGCTTCGTGGTCTTTCTCTAATTGCATATATTTGCCTTCTAATTCATCAAATTTATCTTTCCAATACTTTGATGATTCAACTTCTTTTGCATAAGCGAGATACAAGTCGTTAAACTGTTTTTGTAAATTCCTAACATCGTCACGTAAGTCTGAAATATCTTTGCTTTGCTCAATGTTACAAGCCTTTAACTCATCTCTGTCAGTTTTTAAATCTTCTACTAAAGCATCGTATATGCCTTGCACTTTGGTTAAGAAGTCGCCATTACTATTTTTTATTTCTACTTTTTTAGCTTGTTTGCCACCAAAAACCCAAGCTACTGGAATTGAAATAGTACTAACTATTGCCATCCAATTTTCTAAAAACCAATTCATCTATTTTTTGTATTTATATGCTCTTATTAAATCAGCAACAATTAAAGCTATAACACCCCAAAACATCCAAAAGGTTATAAAAGTTATGCCTGTATAAAAACAAGCCGTTAAACAGCCTAAAACACCGCCTATTATAGTTCGTATAACATCTTTAAAGTCGCCTTGAATATTAAAAGCAACTTTATTTCCATATTCCCAAAACATACCAATAAATCCACCAAAGCAAACTCCGATAAATATCGAACCTACTATCTTTTGCCATAACCAAAAATCATTTGTTGCAGTAGCATTTCCAATACAGTAAAGCATTGTAAAGCCAAGTATGTAATGGAATAAATTTCTTAAGTTTCTCATATTAATTATAGATTAAATATTGTACATATTCGGGTAAATCCGCATCAACAATTACAAATAAATCGGGATTATCAATTACCGATAAATGTTGCTCTAAAGGCTCGTTTGCTACTACAACTGTATAAGGCTCTGAATCAATTTGATAAATATGTCGCATAATTAAGAAGTATAATAAGTTATTGTTATTTGTGCCATTCTCATAGTTGAAGATGCAGAGTTTTGAAGATATAATTCAAAACCATTGTTTGCCGAGTTACTTCTCAATAAAGCCTCTACTGGAGATTGTGTAGTTGTTGCCGTTGTTGAAGTTGTAATTTTACCACTTCCTCTGTATAAAATATCACTTGCACCCGACAATCCAGTAGGTTTAATTGGATTAGGACAGTCTGTTGGTAAAGTCATATTTACCGCATTTAAAGCACTTCCAGCACTTGCGTAAAGTAGTGTTATGGTTAATGTTACTAAATTACCTACTTGCACCCAATTATAAGAATGATTTGTTGCTCCACTTGGCGCAGTTGTCCCTGTCCACGTTATCGTTCCTGTGTATGTTTGTTGTCCGTTTGCTCGATACGTTGTTTCAGTAGCGTTTGCAGTAGCGTTTGTATTATTTACTCTAAAAGAATAAGCAGACATTGATTTAGTTGCTAAAGTACTTAAATCTTGGTCTCCTGTATTTGTTCCGCTTGTGTTACCTATTACAGTTTGTTGTGCATCGGTTACATAATTTTTATTAGTACTTGCAGCAATATCAGCAGTTGTAACACTTTTATTTTTCCAAAGTGATGAAGCACTATCATAACTTAATAATTGTTTGTCTGCTACGCTTGAAATAGATACATTATGTAGTTCATCAAGTTCCCAACCGTTCATTATTTTTACATAAATCTTACCATTTACAGAATGCGCATATTCTACATATCCTAAAATAACTATATGCCCAGTTGCACCAGTTGGTTTAATATTTGTAATTCTACCAGCAGTTGTTGGACTTAAATATAAAACATCACCATCTGCCCAAGTTTCACTTTGTAAACTTCCGGTTGTGTTAATTCCTTCTAATTGTCCTACTGTAACAATAAAACCTTCTTGGTTTGTTGCAATAGTTTCACAAACTATACCTAAAGTATCAGCTGAATTATTATCATTATTTGCTTGTGCTAAATTAACAGCCAAACGTTGACCTTGCGCACCACTAACTTTTACAACTTGATAATTTGCTTTTGTTAATGTAGTGTTTGGTGTTACTTTGTTTACTACTCTTGCTACTAAATCAACGCCATTTTTTAATATAACATTACCACCTTTTAAAGTAGTTTCAGAACTACCTATTGCATCATTCCATCGTGTTGTTGCTACTGAAGCAGTTCCAGTTGGTGTTGTATCTAAAGTTAATTGACCAGATTTTAATTCATATTCTCCTAAATTTACATCAGCAGTTGCACCTGTGTATGGAACAAAAGATGCTGAACTTGGAATATCAGAAAGTAAAGCAACCGTACCAGTTTCTTCTTGAAAAGTTACAATTGGAGAAGTTGTTAATTGGTTTGGTGCTCTTAATGTAAGATAATGTAGGTTATCAAACTCATCAATTTGTACAAAAGACGGTTCTGAATTTTGTATTTGAAAATATCTTCCACCGTCTGCGTTTCCTTCATAAAAACCATCAACAGTCATAGCACAACTTCCAGCTTTTATTCCGTTTGTTGTTTCAGCTATTCCATCATTTAATAAAGCATCGGTTACTTGTTGTAAATTTGGAACAACACCAGTAACTAATTCCCAAACTGCTGCACCTTCTGTTGGGTCTGTACAAATATAAATATCACCATTGTCTAAAATCCACCTTGTGTTTTGAACAAATCCTTTAGTTACATCATCTGTAACTGTTGGTGTATAAGTAAGATTATGTGATACTTCACGTATAATAGTTCCACCATCGTTCATTATATAAAGTCTACCAGCTTCCCATTTATGTTCAAATCCTACACCACATATTTGTGAAATACCTTTTGAACCACCATTACCAGCATCAATAGTTCCTTTTTTAAGCATAGAACCATTGTCTAAAACAATAGCATCACCATTTGAAATATTTATGTTTTCGCCACCAGTAGTATTTCCTAAATCTAAAGTTTGCGCAAGTGTTTGTGAACCACCACCACCAGAAACATTGTTTATGTTTACTTGAATAACATTGTCAACAACATTAATAGTAACTTCTTCAACAATTTTATTTACGTTTATATCTATAATATCGCTCATTATCTTGTTACATCGTTTTTAATTAAAAAATTACCACTAATATAAGTCTTTACAGTACCATCTTCAAACTCAATTTCTATATCATATAAATAATTAAATGCACAAATATCAATTATCTGTTCATTTATTTTAAATAAACCATTAGCAGCATCTGTAATAGTTAAACCACTATTTTCTACTGATGTTAAAGATAAAAATGGAATACCACCATATTCTTTTCGCAACTGCATTCTAATTATTGCATCAACCAAACTATATGGTTCATCGTTTAATAGTAATTCAAAAGTTACTTCGTTGAATGTATCGCCTTTAATATTTTGAAAATTTAATGCCATCTTTTTTGTTTTCTATTTTATTTTCAATTTTTTTTAAAAATATTTCTAACTTCTTAACGTTAGCTTGTTTTGGTTTATATTTATTTGTCATAGTAATTTTATAAAACCCAACCTGTAAAGTAAGCATCTTTATCTGGATACATATCACCATTTGAATTAGTGTTATATTCTGGAAAATCTGCTTGGTTAAAACTCATATAATCAATAAATCTATTTGTGTAATGTTGTGCAATATCTCTCGCTTTTTCAATTAAGAAATCAACTTCATTCTTTTCAACATTTGTAGCGTTTTCTGATGTATGCTTGTAGATACCTTTTCCAGCTATTGTAATGGCTAAAAATGGTAATGCTTCAACCATAGACCAATGTATTACCATAGGTTTAATATACTTGCTTAAAAGCGATGTATATGGTTCAGTTAAGTCATCATTAACAATATCATCATTTAGTTTGTTAAATAATTTACTTCCTAAATATGTTTGTATATGTGTGTCTTGTGCTATTTTAACAAATTGAATAAATTTATCTGTATCAATATTACCGTTTAATGCAGTAAACTTAACAATGTCATCTCTGGTTATAAATAATGCTTGTGCCATATCTTAATTTGTGTATCCCATTTTATCCCAATATTCTTGCGTATAACCTTTTGTTGGCATATCTGCTGGTTTCATAGCAACCTCTTTTTCGTTTCTAATTCTATAACCATACTTTTCAGCAGTAGCAGAACTAATAGTTTTTGCATTTGGGTTTGTAGGGTCTATTTTTACACCTTCAAAGTTTGCATAAGTTCTACGTAACCATTTATGTTGACATCTTGCACCGCCTTTATAAAGCCAGATTGAGTAATTATCAGCACCTTTAACACCAAAACCAGCATTAACTGCTTGACTTTCCATAGCAATAATATCTTCTTTACGGTAAACTTTATCTGCTGAAATCATTTTATTGCAAAATTCACGTTGACCAGTAGCATTTCCACTATAAACATATCTTGTTATGAATTGCACACCATCAACTAAAGCATCTTGTTCTGGACTTTTAGCGTTTGGTCTTGCTATACCTGTTGAAACAAATTGCCATATTTTAGATAATGCACTTTTGCTTTTTTTATTCTTTTCGTTTATAAAGTTAATTTCAGCATCGTATTCATCTTCTTTTTCATAATCAACTTCAAATTCATCTACTAAATTCCATTCTTCACCTAAATGTTCACCTTTAGCAATTAAAGCATCTGCTATATTTGAACTTAAACAATTATGTGAACTCAATCCAGTTTCTTCTTTTACTTGGTCTGCATTTTGTGTATTGTCTAATTCAGTAAATTCTAATGGTTGTATAGTTTTAAAATATAATTTTAAACTAATATCATTGTAATATAATATTTCATCTAATGCTTC